TATATACGTTGCCAGTTTCGAGCGCTCTAAGGTCGTGTTTAACCTCTATAGTAGTCTCATCAAATATCGCGCCGAGCTCACGCTCTTTTACCTGTCCTACTTTTAAATCATGCTTAAAGTCATTGTTATAATTCATATCCCGAATATCTTTAGTTTTGCCTCTAAATCGATTATCTTTTTGTTTGCAGCCTCTAGGTCCGTTTCTGCCTTACGTGCTCTTAAAACGGCTCTATTCTTTTGTGAGCGGCTTTGTGATAGTATCCTTTGATAGCTATGTGCTTCAAGGTCCATGTTAGCTTTATGCACAAATACCCTGGTGAAGGCGCTTGCTACTTCATTAAGCTCTGGGTTATTACTTGCACCTTGCCACTTTATAAGCATGTTCAGTATTAGGTCCTGGTCTGCGAAGCATTGTAGGTCACCTAGTGTTACGTCTTTCATAATTTAATAGTCTTCGTTATCTTCGTCTATCCAGTCTGTGTTTTCGTCTTCGTCTGGTATGTACAACTGGCTAATAACTTTACAGTTTTGTCCTTCAGACTCCAGTAATATCTCTAGGGCTAGTCTACACCCCTCAGCCATGTTGAAATCGTTATCTTCAGCGGCCTCTATCTCTAAGGCAGCTATTGCCTCAAAGGGTACACCATGCGCCACATTTACCAGTGCAGCGCTTAGGTTTACTCTTACTAACTCTTTGTCTAAGTATAGGTACATTATAGCGTGCCCTCTTTATGGTATTGTGATAGGTCTATTAGCTCATCTACAAAGAACGCGTTATAGATTGCTACAGCTGCGTCTAGTTTATCCTTGCCAGATTGTAGCGTTTGCTCTGAGGCCTTAAACACTCCAATATCTGTAGTAGTTTTGTCTATCACTAACCAGTAAAATTCTGGTACATTAAACATCTGAGTATATAGATATGCCTGAAGGTCGTAATCGTATTTTTGTATTGTATAGTAAAACTGATTAGTCCCCTCACCATTTTTAAGAGTTATCTCTTTTAGGCCATCGTTAGTAGTTTTTACATCTGCTACATACTCACCTGCTTTTAAGATATCTGCCTTAGCTCTAAATGGCAATCCTTGTACATCTACCAGGGCTGGTACTTCAGTTTCAGCTCCCTTCATAAAGCTTGTGCATGCGTCATTTTGTAAGAACGCTGCAGCGATACGATTATTCATGTATTTTTCTTTAAGGGTATATGTGTTATTAGCGCCGTGCGTCTCCTTAGCTAGTTTCCATTTAGTGGTGTTCTTACTACTGGTATCTACAAAGGTATAATTACTATAATTCTCAGGCTCTAGTATCTCAGTGTGGACCAGCTTACCATCTCTTAGTGCTTGTGTCTCACTCATGCCTTTTTTACGCATGTGAGCAAACCACTTAGGGCTTTTTAATAACCACTTAGCTGTACTATAAGATAGCACGCGGTCCAGGTTTAAATAGTTATAGTAAAACTCATCATTGTACATGTTATCTAGTGTCTCAGATACGTCTACAGTCTCGTGATTTAATAGTGTTAATTTAGGCATATTTACGTAGTGTTAAGTAATTAATAAACTCCTGTTCTGTCATTTCGATTACCTCAGGTACATCGGTTACATTTTCTAGTAATTCAGCGTCCTGGTCTATCTGGTTTAAAATTGGTATTGTGTTCATAGTGTTTTAGTTATTATTCTATTATTATATTAGGGTTGTTAGCTTTTAATTCCTGAGCTTTATTGTAGTAATCTAGTGCTTCGTTATACTCAGAGGCTGTTAGATTTTTTAAAGCCTCTTTGTTTACCTCTGTTAGCTTCGAGGTATCCTTAGCCTTTAATTCTATATATAGTTTTTTAGCTTCGTAAGCTTTAGCCATTAACGCTTTATATTTACGTATAATAGTCATTTTTCTAGCGTTCTCTTGCTCTTGTTTTGTATACTTAGTGTTCAGTGTTTTTGTAAAATTAATCATAGTGTTTGTTTTAAGTTAGTTATTCTACACTGCAAATATATAAACCTTTATTAGTTAAACCTGAGCTTTTTTGAATTATTTTTAAATTAATTTACAACAGCCTGGTCCTTAAGAGCTTAGGTAAGTAAAAACTTTTGCATCACCGTAACGCTCAGCGCCATCTTCATACATACTGGCAGTTTTAAAAGCCTCTTTATCCGCTTTGTCTATAGCTCTCTGGGCTTCACGTTCCTGGTCCTGTCTCATTATAGCTCTTTCCATGGCTACAAAAGACTTTAGTTGATTGTTCTTAAAAAACTCTATACGGTCTTCAGGTATGCCTTGAAGGATGTCGTCTATACCGCGTCTCTCTGGTTCTACTAATTGCTGCAATTCCATCACCTTCAACTTAAGAGCTTTGTTTTGTATCTCTAGAGCCTCTAGGAGCGTGTCTGTGGCCTTTATAGATTCATCTGGAGTAACACTACTCAAAATCTCTGAAACGGCCTTAGAGTTTCTCTTATAGGTTTTATCGTAGTCTAATTCAATATCGTACTTATTTAAGCCATGTAATACAGTAGCGTGGTCTTTATTTAGATATAAGCCTATGTTCTCTAGGGTGATACCGTAGCTCCTAGAATAGAAGTAAAATATGTTCCTGGCCTGTACGTGGCACTTCTGGCGTGTTTTAAGCATGATATCGCAGCCTGTTACTGTCTCTACTGCCTTCTGGATTAAATCCATTGTATTTGTGTTTATGCGTTGTCTGGGTCTCATAATTTTATCTATTGAATTCTTTATCGTATAATCTTATTAATTCGTCCTGGGTTAATTCTATTAGGTAGTGAGTATCGTAGCCTCTCGCTTGCCATAGTCTATGCTCTAGTCTATTTAAGTCTAATTGCTGCTCTGGTGTAAATTCCATCGTAACCGCTGCTCTATAACCCTCAGCTGGTATAACTATCGTCCAGCCCCATGGGTATGAGTCTACTTTAAACTTATCTGTTTTGTTTACTAGGTTTAATAATGTGCTCTGTAAGTCTGTCATTGTTATAGTTTTAAATAGGGGCGTGAACCCCCGTTAGTTTTAAAGATTATTTAGTTTAAAGCTCTTTTTTAGCCCTTTGTTCTTTTCGTTTAATAAAAGCTCTAAAAGAAATGATTGCTCATTTTCAGTGTGGATTTCAAACCCTGCGACAAGGTTATCTGTATCGTAATCAAATCTAGTACCTAAAAACTCAAAGTGGTTGTAGTCTTCAGTTTCTGCCTTTACAAATACCTCTCTTGCAAGTGTTTCTACTTTGTCCTGTTGTGTCTCTGTTAATGTTGTGAATTTTGAAAATCTCATAGCGTTTGTTTTTATTTACACTACAAAGATACAAACCTTTATTAGTTAAACCTGAGCTTTTTTGAAAAAACTTTAAAAAAAAAGAGCTCACATCTCTGTAAGCCCTAATTCTACTGGGGTTTTGGTACTAAAAAAAATTTACATATTTTCTCGCTCAATCTCTTTTTGTAGGTTTGCTAGTGCCCTCCAGGCTACTTTTGCGCTGTGTCTTATGCCGTCAGTGTCTAACGTTCCTGCGCCCATTAAATGCCTTGTAAGCGCGTCTAATTCGTCACCAGATTTCGCTCTGTCCCAGTGTAGCGGCTTGTCTGCATGGTGCTGGTCATTGCCTCTCTGGCTACATTGTGCTATAGCCTTTATAGCGTCTGGAAAATACATTAAGACTCCAGAGTAGATAGGTGTGGCTTTGCGCTCAGCTGCGACGTCCTGGTTGCCGAACGGGGGGTTATCTAGTAACTCGTCCAGGTCATGGCTATAGCTCCTATAAAACTCACTGCAAAGGCTTTTACCACCTATTTCACAGCTACAGTCTAAACATGGTTCTCTTAGTATCGTGTCTCTCATTTCGTTTATTTTATCTCTACTCATATAAGGGTTATTAAGGGGCCTTTTACAGCCCCGTTATTAATCAGTCTACGATACCAGCATAGCTAAGCCCAGGGCTAAAAACCCTATTAATACTATCCTTGCTGTAAATTTTAAATCTTCTTTCATTACGCTTGTTTTTGTATGTTATTGATTAGTTGGGCCACTTCGTTATAGGGCCTAGTAGCTAAATACCCTAATAATTGGTTAACAGACTCCACTGTTAAACTTACTGTTTCTACTTCTTTTACTTCTTCTTTTGCTTTTTTCATATTTATTTATGTTATGGGGCTTTCACACCCCTGATTAAATTACAATACCATCAATTCGTTAACTGCGGTCTTTCCGCCTAATACTACAGCGCATCCTATCGCTGGCTTTTTACCTACTTTCATGTAAGCCATAGCGTAACTTTTAGCATCAATACCACACCCTACCTGTGTCCCAAATACTCTGGAGTTAGCTCCTACAAAATACTCAGTGTATGCCTGGGTATGTAAATGGCCCTGGACCGTGCTACGCATATCTGAGCGCGCTTTAGTCTTAGCTGTCCCAGCTTCACCATGTATGTATAAAACGCCGTCTATTTCTACGTCTGTAACAAAATTCCATTTAGGTGTATTTAATACTTCTGAGTAATCCTTAATCCACTGCTTTGGCACGCCTCCTGATTGTGCCTTACGCATTATAATTCTATCATGATTACCTACAGTCACGTGAGCATCAGGCCACCTGTGGTAATACCTCTCTAGTCTCTTAATAGCTAGCTCCAGCTCCTGACCGCCTCCTAGGCCGTCCGCATCCGTCTCATGATATGAGCTGTAATGGTTGTCTATCACGTCACCTATAAAAACTACCTGGTTACAGTTGTAACGCTCGTACACTTCTACACAATGGTCAAAGTAGCTGTCCAGGTCAAATGGGCTGTGTAAATCACCTATAACTAACACTCTAGACTCTTTGTTATTAAAGAACTCAAATGAGGCTAATTTAGCGCCTTGCAGTCTGGGCCTTACGTCTGCATGTTTTTTATTTGCCATAATTTGTCTTTGGTTTTTGGGATTTTTCAATTTCTTTTTGTTCTATAATCTGAGCTATATGGTATAACTCGCTGGCTAGTCTTTTATAGCCCTCTGGGTCGCTCTGGTCCTTACCTACCTGGTGCTGCCATGACAGCCTAGTGGCAAACTCATCCGCCACATCGTTAAGCTCTGGCAGACTCATTTTTTTCAACTTACTGGTTGTTAGCGGCATAGTATAATTTCTCTAATTGGCTAACTAATCCAGCTAAACATGGGCCACAGTTTGAAACCTGGCGCTTAGCGCTGAATACATGATTAAATACCTCTACTAACCTGGTCTGTGTAGGCATGTTAACGCTAGTGGGCCTTTTAGGCTCAAAGAACGACTTTAAAAAATTATAATCGTCTGTTAAGAGGTCATTTAATTTCTTGTTAGGAAACGCCTTATTCAACACTGCAGCTCGCGCCTTACATCCGCAATCATCTACTACAGCATCTACTAGGTCCTTAATTCCTGTAACCTCTGTAAATTGCGTTACAATATCACCCAGGCCAGTGTTTTTACTTTCGCCTAGTATCTCAATTACTACAGCCTTTTTTAATCTTACTTTTTGTGCAATCTTACCAGGGCTTAAACCCTCGCTGTTTAATAAAAAAATCTGGTCGTTTAACTCTTGTTCTGTACTCATAATTTTGGTATTTAGTGGTTATTAAATTAAGTGAAAATCACCGTTTAAATAATCCTGGTAATCTTCGTGCAGTTTATCTGCTATCAGTAATTTGCTTCTTTTAATGCTTAAATAAATTGTTCTAATTCCTATCTTACTCTCTGTAGCTATGGTCCTGAAACTCTTACCAGTAGTTAAGTAAGTTTTAAATAACTCATAATCAAACCAGCTAGCATTATCTTTTACAATCTGGTACATCTTAATCTCTATTGCCTCTAAGGAAACAACTCCAGGGTCTTGGCCCTCGTCTATCCAGTTGTATTTTTCTTCAAAATCGTACTGACTGCCTAGGTGATTATACTTTAAATTAGATTTCTTTTTAATGCTGTTTAGGATTATTGACCTTAGTACAAAAAACATATATCCCTTAGATACTTTGCCTTTATCGTTTACAACTTTGTCAAATAAATCCTCGTATCTGGATAGTTTTAGGTACGCCTCCTGTACGAAATCTTCAGCGTAGTTAAATACTTCATTGTTATTACCAGCTATTGCCTTAGCCATCTTAATATATTCAGGGTGATATTGGGCCAGTAATTCTAGGGCTTTATTTTTGCTCATTAAAATGCTAATTTAGGTGATTGATTAGGCACTGTCATTGTAGGTAATGGTTTACTGTGGTTTATAATATCACGACCAGCTACTGTAAAGGCCACGTTACTAGGCTGCATCCTTAATGATATTGGCGCGTCTAAACTAGTTGGCCGTCCGCCTGTCTCAGTTTCTTTTACTTTCACTACATGAATATCTGAAACCATCCAGCGCGTTGGGTGTTGTGTGTACCTGTGAGTACTTATAACATCGTCCGCTCTGTTTCCCCACTTACCGCCTCCTTCAACATCTGCCATACTACATGGCTGTGGTAATCCTTCAAACTCATGACCGCTAGGGTGCTTTTTTCTTAGAGCTTCAGTTACTGCGTGAGCGTTAAGCCATACAGTCACATTATTTTCTTTACAGAATAATCTCATTTCGCTAGCTATCTGGTAATCGTACTCATGGCCTCCAACTTGCTTAAGTAATGTAACGTCTTTTATTAGTGAGTTATAAGGGTCAATAAGTAAGCCATCATAGTGCCATACGTCTAATATTTGCTTAGCTTCTGCCATTAGTGTGCGTGCGCTATATAATTTATCTACTGCCATTATTTTAAAGTGGTCGTTAATCCACTCTATCTCTGTTTCTATTTGTGCATCTGGTAGCTTTTGTATTGGAGTACCAGTTTTAAACTCTAAGAGCTTACGGGCTATGCTGTAGTCTGAATTTTCAGAGCTGAATACTAGCCACTTTTTGCCATGCTTTAAAGCGTAAGCCATCATTAAGTATAATATAACTGTAGTTTTACCAGTATTCGCGTGTCCTATGCAAATGTTAAAAGCTCCAGCTTTAAATCTCAAATACTCGTCTATTTCTTCGATACCTAAGCCTTTACCTTGCTCTATACGGTCATACTTTACATCATATAATTTACCTTTTATTTTTTCAATATCTGTTATCATAATCTGGCCTTAAGTTAATTAATAAATAAGGGGGCTTTTACACCCCCGTAATTAAGCCATGATTAAAATGGTAAGTCTGGTGTCTCACGTCCAGCGCTAGATTGCTCTGAGCTTGCTGTTTGTTGTTCTACCTTGTCCGCTACTGTAATCGTACCGTCGGTCCATACTACTTTACCGTTAGCGATATACTGCTTAGGTTCTTTAGCGTCTCTCTGGTCCTTTGTCTGGTCCATTGCCGCGCTTACGTTTTGACCGTATACGTTAGTCTCGTCATTTACAAATACTGAGATATTAGCCCAGCCCTTGTCGTTAAATTGAATTTTCTCTTTGTTGATACCGATTGATATAATTGTACTCATAATTTTATGCCTCTCTTAAAGGCCTGATTTTAGTGTTGGCAAAATTGCCGTTTAATTAATTAACTTGCTATAAATATAATACTTATTTATTCTTACTCAAATTTTTAAGCTGGTGAGTTTTCAGCAGTTGTCAACGTTTCTAA